GATCGCTTGTATTGCCCCGAGTGTGAGTGTATGTGTGTTTCTGAGAGAATAGCACAAGGTTGGATTACACTAACTTCTAAACCTGACTCCCATATTTGCACTATTGTAGGGACGCTTAAAGGGACCCAACTGTCTTACTGTGCTGGCATACCATGCCTGGGCGATGATATAGGGGAAGAGGGTCCTCTAAGTGGGCAAGTGAAGCACCCCAAAGAGTGTGGCGCGGACACTTTACGCCCGTTCAATGGTCCTCTAAAATTCTGCCTGGGCAAAGCCAGCCAGCGCCCAGGCAATCCACAGCGAATATACATTCATTATGATGAGTATAAGTATATAGATTGTTGTCGATGTGGCAGTAAAGACAACGCTAAGGTTAAAAAGGATATAGTCGTAAATCGTACTGGTGCGTGTGCCAGTATACTGCTTGGTCCCCGCAAGTGGTTGGACTCGTATGGTAATGTACGTTATGGCTACTATGGACCTAATCGTTATGAAGGGCAACTTCGAAAAATAATAGAAGCAGCGTTACCTCATCTCCCATGTCTAGAATGATTTTTGAGATTAATTACTTTTTCAATAAATAAAAAAAATCGCGGCCCCCTGACTACTCTCAGCCAACAGGATGAACTATGGTTTAGGGGATTAACGAAGAAGAAATGTACAGGAAGAGTAAGATAGGATATAGAGAAATAATTTAAAAAAATTTTCAAAGCTCCTTGGGTGGTGAAAGTGATATATAATAATAGATTCAAAGGAGAATTAGATTATGGTAATCCCCCAACCCGTTAGTCCTGATACAGGAGCCACAACAGCAGTTAACCCTCTTAGTCCCGTATGGCAAACCGATGGAGGTTGTGATCCTTCTGCGGTTTCAGGGGTAGCTCAAGACTGGTACTACCATACCCAAGGTTTCTATGGGATGTATCAAAGAAAGCAGAACTGGAGAGATTGTAACAATCGCACCGCTCTTTCCCCTTCTGTAGAATATAACTATACTGATAATAATGTGACCGTGTGGACCGCCGATCAAATTATTTATGGTGCTACTTTCTCAGCTTGTCTTGTTGCTGTTCAGAGTATTAATATTCAAGCTTCAGGGGCTTGTTCTAGCACATACGGAACTTCAGGATGGGGGCAAGAAGGACTGTTTGTTACTAGCGGATTAGGTGGAATTCTTAGACCCGCACGAAAGGATGCTAATGGTGTTATTATAGATGAGACTGGAAATAATCAACAATCCTTTAATATGGCTCTTGGCAAAGCTCCTGATAATTATTCTTGTAGTAGTGGATGGGATACTTTATCTAATGCAAAAGCCGATTTAGCTCAATTACTGAATATTTTACCTGATTATTGTAAAAGCTTTAATCCAGCTTTAGTAAGTATTTAATATAACTATAATATGTCATGGCTAAAAAGAAAAATGATGCTTATGCAATTTGCACCGCTCAAAAGAAAAAGAGTGGAATGGGTCATGACGAGTGGAAACGATGTGTTAAGAAAGTCCAGAAACAGGAGTCAGTTATGAATTTTTATGAAAGAGCAGAAAAGTTATTAGTGGAATTCGGAACAGCAGGTCCAGGTGGAAGTGGGTTCCGTTCTAGTAAGCCGCTTACAACGAAGGCACAAGACGATGCGGCGAAAGGAAAGAATTGGGATAAGATAAGGCAAGCGAGTTCGGGCAGCATCGAAAAAAGTGATGGAAGGCCAGAGGATGTAAGAAAGGCAAAAGAGAGAGAAGCAAAAGAGAGAGAAGCAAAAGAGAGAGAAGCAGCGCAGAAGAGTGGCAATGGCAACGGCAACGGAAATGGTAATGGAAATGGTAATGGTAATGGACAGACAAGATCGAGATCTGAGTATCAAAGCGATGTTGTTAAGAAAGACCCCCACCTTTCAGATGATGATATGAAGTCCAAACCCTCAGTTGATGCATCTAAGAAGAGCAAGCTAAAGAGGAATGTTGCTGAAGATGATAGCCCTAGCACAAGTGTTACTTGGGAACAGCCCAAGAAACCCACTACCAAAAATAGAAATAAGTATAAAAAGTCTAAAGATAAGGCCAATCTTCCTTCCAATACAAAAAAAGAAGAGGGATGGAATTTGGGATTTGAAGACTTTTTTAAATCAGAGCCAGATAGACTTCTTGAAGCCCAATTAGATGAATTAGCTATAACCGCTTCCAGGAAGAAAAAGAAAGTAGATGATGATGCTGTTAGCACTACACTGAAACAGCAGAAAACAGATGCTACCACAACCGCTGCCGAGGACGAGGAAGAAGCTAGGACGGGGCAGGCTGTAGAAGCTAAGAAGGGTGATAAAGATTGGATCCAAAAAGCTGTAGATCCTGCTCATAAAGGCTACTGCACCCCTATGACCAAATCAACGTGTACTCCTGCGCGTAAAGCTCTTGCCAAGAGGTTTAAGAAAGCTGCCCGTAAGGAGAAGAAATCAGGGGGAACAGGGTGGCAAGGTAAGGTGTGAGTAATGGAGGATCCTATAGATGATCTGAATTTTTCTAAAAAATTTAGAGTACCTAGCGGAGAAGTTACACTTTTTGATAAGACCTCCAACTTTATTGTTCTTCCTCCTCCTACTGCTAATTCTAGTTTAGAAACAGGTAAAGAGATGTTAACTGTGCAGGGGGCTACTTATCTTCGCTCAGATTCCATTATAAGAAGTGTAAAAAAGCACGATAAAGATCCAGTTTATGCTATAAAAATGTACATGGATCTTTTTGGATTAAAGTATGATGAAAAGTATATTAAGAAGGTTTTGGACGAATCAGGTATTCTTATTGCCGAGCAGAAACTCAAATTTAATAGACCCCGTCCTTATCAACTGGCCCCTTATTACGGAGTAGATCTAGAGGTGTTGAATAGCCGAACCAATAAAAGCCCTTCCTATCCCAGTGGTCATTCTGCACAGGCGCGGTTAGTGGCAGAAATTTATGGAGCCAAATATCCTCCTCATAAGGAGAATCTTCTTAAAGCGGCTGAAGAAGCTGGGTTTGGTCGCGTGATAGCAGGATTTCACTTTCCTTCTGATCATAAAGGAGGGGTTGGGTTTGCACGGCGGCTTTTTAATAGATTAAAAAAAAGAAAGAAAGCTATCCCCCCTAAATATAATAAAGTATTCGATTTGAAACAAAAAAATAGGAGATAAGTATGAAACGATTTATGATTCCTCGATGTGCTCTATGCAGTAACGGCTGTTGACTAGATTGCAGGATCTCTAAGTGCAAGCCACCAGCTTACGCAGTATAGAAGCCAAGAGACGGATAGTCCTAGGAAACCATCTAAAACAAGATTACTTGTGGGGCTAATCCATATCCAATTTAATAAAAGCCCTACCCAAAATCCCATACACATTGGGCAATTAAAAAAGTAGCCCAATATTGAATGAAGCTTTTCGGCTAAATTTCGTAGAGGAGTAAAGACCTTAGAGTGGGTGATGCTAAAGCTTATCCCAAAGCAAACCAGCGACCAGATCAAAAATTCGTGAAAAAAAGTGAGAGTAGTGTCCATATTATATCCTTATTGGGAGGTTAGTGTTAGCTATAAAAGCTTGTCGATTTTGATGCCAGGAATCTCTTCCTACCAGTTCACCATTAGAATGATGAAGCATATCAATGGGTAATACATAATTTTTATATCCTAAATTATGAGCAGTAGTAGTATAATGAATGTCGTAAAAATCCCATTTTCCTTTAAAATAGTTAGGTTTTTTTAGATTTATTTTTTCCCATACTTCGGCTCTAGCAGCTAAAAATAACCCATCTAAAGCTACCACTTGGCCTGTTTCTCCGTAACTGGTGGTTACAACTTGAGCAGGGTCCTGTCGAGAAAGGTGTTTGACCGCCCCTTTATGGTATCCTTTTTTCCACTTCTCCATATTCCACCATACCGCATCTTCTCCTAGGAAGGAAGTTCCTGCGGGTCCTACTATACCCGTATCCGCCTCTACGCATTTTGCTAAAGCGGCAATGAATGATTGGCGAGGACTAAAAATTTGAATATCATCATGACAATAGATAATGATATCGGTAGGTTCTGGTTTACAGATATCAAGCCCCTTTTGGTAGGCTGAAAATATAGACTTTTGATCTATTAGAAGTTTAACATTTACTCCATAGCTAGATAAAGTATGGACTAACCCTTTAGTAACGGGCTTGAGATTAGCTTCACGAGTGCAGATAATTGCAAAAATTCTCATGGTCTATAATAGTAAAAGTAAAATATATTTATGACTGATCCTAAATTAATTGAAGAATTCCAACGATGCAAGGATGATCCTGTATATTTTATCTCTCACTATGTTAAAGTTACACATCCTGTTCGTGGACTAGTTCCGTTTAAACTTTACCCTTTCCAAGTAGATATTCTATCCGCTCTTAAAACCAATAGATTTAATATATTAAGAAAGTTTCGTCAGGCAGGATGTACTACTATTTGTGCTGCCTATTCTCTGTGGATGATCACTTTCCAAAAGCATAAACAAGTAGTGATTTTGTCAAAGGGAGATGCGGAGTCTACGGAGGTTTTGGATCGTATTAAGATCATGTATAATGAGTTACCCTCCTTTATACGACCCGCTATTGTCGAAGATAATAAACACACCCTAAAATTATCTACAGGATCTACCATAAAATCTCGCCCATCGGGAAAGCAGTCAGGGCGTTCTCTCGCTGGATCTCTCCTGATAATTGATGAGGCTGCATTTATTGAAAACATTGATACTATTTGGGCTGCGGTGTATCCTATCATTTCTACGGGAGGTAGGGCTTTCGTTTTGTCTACAGTAAATGGTATTGGAAATTGGTTTTATGACGTATACCACGGGGCTAAGAATAAGACTAATTCTTTTAATCGTATTGATATCGAGTGGCCCCAACATCCTGAGTATAAGAGGCATGAAGGTTTTGAAAATCTTTATGAAGAGATGGAGAAAAAAAATCTATTTGTGGATGATTGGGAACAAACCACCAAAGCTAATATGCCTCTCAAGCAGTGGCTTCAGGAATATGAGTGTGAATTTTTAGGAACAGGTGAAACTTATTTAGAGGGGTACCTCTTAAAACGTTTAGTAGAAGAGGTAGATGAGAACTATTATATTAAGTACAATAATAAGATGAGAGTGTGGAAAGACCCACTACCTGAACATGAATATATTGTGGGAGTAGATGTTAGTTTGGGTAGAGATAGAGATTACTCTGCATTCCATATAATTAATAGTTATACAGGAGAACAAGTGGCTGAATTTTATTCCAATAAGACACCAATTAATGAATTAGCTCAAATTTTAACTAAAGAAGCGGGTCTATATAATACGGCAGTCGTGATAATTGAGAGAAATACTATAGGGAATAATCTTATTGATTGGATGTTTAATATTCATGAATATGAAAATTTGTGGGTGGACGATAAAAATGATTTTGGGATCCAAATAACTACGAGAAATCGGGAAGAGCTTCTGGCTCGAATGGAAGAATACATAAGAAATAATGTTATAAAAGTAAATTCAAAAAGAGCCGTAGATGAACTTTTAACATTTATTGTAGATGATAATGGTAAAGTTAAAGCAGATGAAGGTAAAAATGATGATTTAATTATGAGTTTATCTATAGCTATTCATCTACTACATACTTTAGGGGGAAGTATGCCCTTAAATATGCAGAGCAACGAGGAAGAGAAAGACAGGAGACCTTTAGAACCTATTAGAACAGTATCTAATGAAAAGATAGAGGAAGACTTAAGATGGCTGATGAAGTAAAAAAGAATGGACAGGTTAATGAGGATGCCGCTGGTGCTGGCATCACCACCTTTGCGGCAGGGAGTGGGGATACTCGTATGGGGCCTTACTTCTACCCCTCAGGGCGATTAGGCCAATTTTTAGCTAGGTTTTTTGCGACCAAGGCTGCTCCCTATTTAGCTGCTCAACAGGAGGATAAGCCCACCCCCCAAGCTACTTTAGCGGGAGATACGGTAAGCCAGGGAGACGTAGTACTCCCTGCGGATCTTCCTATGGGCACAATGAGCCGTACCTCATTGCAGCTAAATGAAGCCGAAAAGAATAGACGAGAAAGATATAAGCGATTTGAGGAAATGGATGATGCGCCTGAGATTGCAACTGCTATGGATATCTATGCAGATGATTCTACTCAGAGAAATCTTCGTGGAGGTCGATGGACGGTCCACACTGATAGTCAGATGGTGGTAGATGAAGTTGAGAATATGTTTAAGGAAGTGGAGTTGGATCGAGTTTACTGGGACATTGTTCGGAATGTTGTTAAGTATGGAGACTGTTTTATAGAAACTATCATAGATGTGCATAATCCTAAAAAGGGCATCCAAAGAATTAAAGTTCTAAATCCAAATTTTATTATTCGAGTTGAAAATGAGTATGGATATCTCACTGATTTTCTCCAAGAAATTCCTGATAAAGATGATTGGTCCGCTTATGGGAGCGCAGGAAATCTAATGGCGGGAGCCAAATATATTACATTAGATAGAAACCAGATTATTCACTTCAGATTACGTACAGCCGACCCCGCATATTACCCCTATGGAAAATCTATATTGGCTCCTGCTATCCGTATATTCCGTTCTCTTAAGCTTATGGAAGATGCAATGCTTATTTATCGATTGGCTAGGGCTCCTGAGCGTCGAATTTTCTATATAGATGTTGCTAACATGCCAGCTACCAAAGCTGAAATGTTTATTGAAAAGGTAAAAGAAAAGTTTAAAAAAGAGAAGTATTACGATGCCAATGCTGGGACGATTGATTCTCGTTATAATCCTCTTAGTGCTGATGAAGATTTCTTTGTTCCTACTAGGGGGGCTCACGGGACTAAGATTGATACTCTTCCTGGTGCTCAGAATTTAGGAGAGGTGGAAGATGTTCGGTATTTCCGTGATAAATTGCTGGCAGCTTTGAAAATTCCTAAAGATTATATTGTGGAAAAGGATAAGTCTCCCGAAAGGAAGGCCAATCTTTCTCAATTAGATGCTAAGTTTGCTCGTACGATATCTAGGGTGCAGCAACAGGTGGAGGTAGGATTAGAGACACTTGCTAAAAGGCACTTAGCAATAGTGGGATATCCTGTATCGTTAATTACTTCTACCCACATTGCTCTTCCTGATCCTAGCGATACCTTTACAAAACGTAAGATGGAAATTGATGAACAGAAAGCACGAGTTATTCAGGCTGTGGTGGGAACAGGTCTTTTTCCGAAAAAAACAATTTATAAAGAGTTCTATGATATGACAGATCAAGAAATTGAGCAAACTATGGAAGAGCTAAAAAGAGAAAAAGAGGAAGCTGCTGCCCAGGAGATGGCTGCGAACCAACAATCCGTTGGGCTTGATCAGGCAAGCAAGGACCAAGATATGACTCGTCAGCAGGCTGGGGCTGATGCTGACGCTGCTCGTGATGAAGGAGGCAATCAAGCGGATCATGAACGGCAGATGGAAGTTGAGAAAGCAAAACCTAAAAAAGAGGAGATAATTATTCCTACTTTAAATAGGCTTAGAAGGAAAATTAGCGAAGGAACTGGTGACTACGAAAATAGATTATCCTCTATAGATAGGATAATCAAGAGAAATATAGGAAATGACTAAAAAAGGTATGGTTTACACCCCCTATATATTGATAGCTTATTAAATTAAGGAGTTAGAGATGTTTGATCATTTGTTTGAGAATAGAAATTCAACTGTTACTCACCTATTAAAATTAGGTGATTGCTTAGGTAGATCGCTTCGTGAGAATGTAGAACTTTTCTCTATAGATGCTGAAAAGATGGAGGTCGCATTTCTTACAGAGAATGGCAAGGTGATTACGGGAAATTATAATTTAGAAAATGATATTATACTAGAAAATCTACAGGTTAGGGATGTAGATGTTTTTTCCGATAATCAAACATTTGATACCTATGTTGATAAAAAAGTGGGTAGTTTTGTAGGAAGTCTTAATTCTAATAATTATAGTGGTGCTAAAAATAGTTTTTCCGATATTTTATCTCTATGGGAAAATCGTCTTAAGTTTGAGAATGTAAAAAAGCGGCTCGATGAAAAGGTAGAAGTTTTTAATACTTCCCAACAAATAGTCTCTACACCTGAGTTCCAAAGGTTTTTAGAGGTTATGCCTCAATTTGCTGAATTTTTATCTGAAAATAAGGATACTATTAATAATGTTAAAGAAGTAGAAAATGCTGTTAAGCTTTCTAATTCTGTATCCAAGGCATTTAATTTTCCTAAAATTGACTATAAAACATTAGAAGAAGATAATACTTATAAGATTTCTAATGGAATCAATAAAAATATTTATGAGCTTATCTGTAAGCAAGAATTGGTTACTAAAGAACTGCTAGAATCAAAAAAGAATTTTGAGGAAGTATGGGCTACTAATGGAAAGATTAGAAACTTAGCAGGACTTATTTTTGAGGCAACAGATGATGAGGTCTTAGAATCGTTAGTAGAAGCTGTTGTTGAGGTTCCTTTCCTTGCCCTAGCAACGAAGAGGCAACTATATGAGTCAGTAGAGAATGCGTTAGGATTAAGTGAATACACTTCTATCTCTGAGAAGAGAATTAAAGAATATGCTTCTTCTCTCTTTG